ACCTTGTTCATTAATTGTAAGTGCAGTATTAAACATTTTACTTTGTTTTTGAGCTTTAGCTGGGTCAGAGCCATAAGAACTGTCTGGTGTCATAATAGCTGAAACTGCCATTGATATACCAATAGCAATAGCCATATTAGCTATGCCAGCAATAACAGAAGCCATAGCTGCGGACATTAAAATAGTACCACCACCTCCAGCTACTGCAGCTGTAGCAGATATAGAAGCTGACATAACCATAGTTGCTGAAATTGGTTCATTACCTTCTACTTTAGGAATTATATGAAGTTCTTCATATAAGGAGATGTCAGAGAATAAAGTAGTAGGAGTTAACGCATCAGCTCTTTCTCCTATAGTTCCTATAAATAAATGTTCTGTATATAAAATACTGTCAGTAACATCTTCTCCCAAAGTATGTTTTATAGAGTTAAAAATTTCTCTAGTATCTTTAAGTGCAGTTTCAAAATCAATACATTCATTTAAAGTTTTATAAATTTTAACCAACATATCTTAACCTCTTTTTAATCTGAGTCATAAAGTTTTCTATAGGTTCTTTACATGATAGAAGACCTTGGTGTAGTAGACAGCCTTCATGGTAGATAGCTAGATGATTTTCAGTAAATCCAGAGTTATCTATAATAAAAAGGTCTCCATTTTGTAGGTCATCTAAGGTTAAAAATTCTGTAAACCCATAATCTTCTATAAATTCGTCAAATACTTTATCGGATTTTCTAACTTTAGTGTAATCGTGTAAGACATAAGGCTTTAATTCAATATCTAATTCAAATTTATAATAATCTTGAACAAGTGTATAGCAGTCATTAATAAACCAGATAAAAGGACGGTCAAGATAGTTTGTATTCGGTGTTCTAGGTAAAGTTATAGGGTCAGATACAGTCCAACCTTCTGTAGCAAAGATAAGCCAAGGTACTCCAGTAAGTTTCTGACCTTCCATATCTTTAACAGAAGGGGTTCTTGGGTCTAAAGGATTAGCTCTATCAGTATCAACACAGTGGCTATGGAAAAGATACTTAATCTTTCCAATATGTTTAATATAATCTGCAGGATTTATCTTAAAAGCTTTCTCTGGGTCTTCAGCTATATTAAAACAAAAAACTATAGAGTTATCTTGTAAGATAAAACCACAGCTTTCATTAGGATAGTTATTGATAATACCTTTTTGTAATTCATCTATATCGTACATTACATTACCTTATTAATACCTAATCCTGGAAAGTCTCTTTTTAACATCTGACGTTTTGGAAGCATCCCTCTATCTGAATCTAAAGGACTTCTAAGTTCAAAACTTAATGAACTCATGTTATGCGAAGTTTTTCTAGCTATAGTATATTTCATAGGAGCCGCTGAAATCTTAGTAGCTTGCCCTAGATAGACTGCAAAAGTTCTGTAGTAAGTAACTTTAGCTCCGATAATATCTTTAAAACTAAAAGATAACCTTCCGAATAGTTTATTTACATTAGAGATAGCTAAAGTAGGTCTAGCTGGCGCACCATCCGCACTAGCTGAAATATCGCTAATTTCTATAGGAAAAGGTAGATAAGTATCTCCTCCAAATAGAACATTAGTATTACCATTTACATTAGGAGTATATCTATAAATATTACCCATACCAGCTATAGCAGTACAGTCTATATCAAATAACTCTATGTAAGCTGGTAAAGTAGATTGAGTAGTTAACTGTGCAATATCCACTTTACCTCCTAGGTTATGTCAAAAACTTGTCTTAAAGAGCAACTAACTGAGAAAACATTATTAGCACCTTCTCTTTTAACCGAGTAACCATCTTTAGAAAGTCTGTATAGCTTTTGAGTAGAATCTCCACAAGGAGTCCAAGTTAGAATTCCCCAAGAACCTACTGTGTTAAGAGCTGTAACTACCGTATCTTTCTCAGTAGTAGTTAAAGCTCCCCACTGGATAGTCCAACTTTCTCTTATATTATTAAGACCTTTAGGAGCTACTTGCTCATAGCCATCTCCAAACTGAGCAGATACTTCACTAAATACAACAGTCTTATCACTATCAATAGTTATTTTTGCAGTTAAAGGAAGTGCGGTAGTTGCCATTAGCCAAATCTCGATTTGTTTAAGGTATTTCCAGGTCTGCGGGCATTAGATATTTCTTCTTTAGCTACTGAGCGCATCATAGCTTCAGCTGCTCTTTGCCCGAACTGTTCTGGGTTTTCGCCTTGTTTAGACTGTACGTTTACTGTGATATTATACAGATTTCCTTTAGATTGTCCAGCATTTTCAGTCACTACCCCAAGTTTGCCCTGCGCATTTCGTTTCAAAGGTAAAATAGCTTCTGGACCTGCTTCGCCCATCAAACCAACACCTTTTGCAAAAGGAAATACTGTAGGTGAACTAACTATTGTGCCAGAGTGTGCCGAGATACCAGCTCCAGAGACTACACCACCGTTAGCTAACTTTAAATTCTGCAGAGAAGTGTTATTCATATTAATACCACCTACCGTACCTGCTGTACTAGCTGCAGCTGAACTGCCAAAAGCAGAAGTTAAACCTCCCCAAGCAGCTCCAGCTAAAGGTTTTAAAATAGAACCTAAAAGCTGACTTCTCATTTCTTGAGCAATAATCTTAGCTATATCCGCAAGAATACTATTAGTAAAACTTGCAAAAGCTTGTCTGGCAGTCATTGACTTAGTAATTAATCCATTGAAAGCACCTTCAAAAGCATTACCTAGAGATTGTTCAATCATAGCTCCAGTTTCATTAGCTACTAATTTTAAACTCTGTAATCTTTGAACAGCTAAATCATAACTAGCTTGAGCAGCTGGTCTAGCTTCTGGTTTAGAGTCATCCATAGCTTTTTTAGCTAAGTCAACATCTTTCTGTCTAATCTCTAAAAGTCTTTCGTTAGCTTTAGTTCTAGCCATAGTAGCACTTAAACTGCCCATCTGACCTACATTTTCAAGCTGGTTAATTCTGCTTATAGCATCAGTATGAATCTTTTCTGCAGTAGCTGTTTCTTTATCATAGATAGCCATCTTAGCTTTAAGATTTCTAGCTTCTATAAGAATCTCAAGTTCTTCTTTACGGAGAGATGCAGTTTTACCAACTTCTCCGCCTTCTTTAATTTCAGCTTCAATCTGTCTGTTGAGAAGTTCAAGTTTAGTTCTAGTAATCTCAGTAGAATCTCTTTCAATCCCTAAAATGTCTTGATACTGTTGATGAATACTAGCTAGATTAGTTTCATAGTCATTCATTCTAGCAGTTGTTTCATCTCCAGCTACTTTACTCTTAGACTGGTAATCGTCTTCAAGTCTTTTTAACTTTTCATCAGCTCTAACTATTAAATCTTTCTTACCAGATTGTTCTGCTAAGGCTTTCTCTTTCTCATACCAAGATTTTTCATCATTGTAATCTTTATCAAGTATCTCTTGCTTACGTCTTGCATATTCTTCAAAAGATAGAATCTTAGCTTTATTGTCAGAGTCAAGCATAGCTATCTGATTTTTAGCATCATTAGCAGCTGTTCTTTGATATTCTTCAAATACTTTAGTTTCTTCTTTGATACCTTTAAACTTAATAGCAGAAGCTCTATTTCGTTCAGCTTCTTCTCTAGCATTATACTTTTTAATAGCATTTTCAGTTATTCTTGCTTCGGCTTCTTTAGCTTCAGCTATAGACTTACCAGCTTCTTCAGCTTCTTTTTTAGCTTGAGCTAATGTTGTATCTTTAACACTACCAACTGGTTTAGCTGCAAGTTCTCTATATTTATCAATAGTAGCTTGACTTTCTTTAAGTTTCTTAGCTGTTTGGTCTTTAAAAGTATCTAAAGCTTTATCTATAGCTTCTTTCTGACTTTTTGGAAACTTATCAGAAAGTAAAATCATTTTATCTTGAAAGTCTTTTTCGTCAGCTATTTTATCTTCATGAGCTTTTTTAGCATTATCTAAATCTTGTTGCTGTAAATCTTTAGCTACTTTATTTCTAACTAAGTCTCTTTGCTGTTTTAAAGTATCCATAGCAGCTTGAGCTTGCTCTAAGTTTTTCTGCTCTCTAAGAGATAATTCTTTACCAGCATCTTTCTTAATTTGTTCGGGTAAATCTTTAAACTTATTTTGTTGAGCTTCTAACTTTTCAGTAAGGTCAGTTACAGCTTTATTTTGGTCTACTTTAATTTTAAGAAGTTCGGCTTCAGTTTTTAATTTACCAGCATCTAGTCCTAGTTCTTTTTCAGAAACTGCTAAACCTTCTTTGTAAAGAGTATAAAAATCTTTTCTAGCATTTTTAATTTTCTCAAACTCATTATAAGTAGCTGATATAGTTTCGCCTAAAGTTACAAAGAAAGTAATAACCGCAGCTGCTTCTATATTAGACCACATCATAGCTACTTTAGTTGCTTTAGCTTGAGTTTCCATAGCTGCATAAGCTAATATTAATTTAGCAATATGACCTGCAACTAAACTCAAGGCAGCTACAACTACTGTTTGTAAAGTATTAGCAAGATTATCTCCTGTCTGTACAAACATAGTCATGCTTTTTACAGTTTCTGTTACACTTTTTACAAAACTATTCATAGCAGGTGCAGTTTTCTCGTAAATAGCTTCCTGTAAACGAGTAAAACTACTTTGCATACGTCCTGTATTAGCATTTAAGTTATCTATAGAAGCATTAAAAGCTGGAGTAAATTTAGTTGCCATGTACTGTAGGAAATTTTCCATAGTATCTTTAGCAAACACAGAACCTGCTTTCATCTGTTTAGAAAGTTCTTGGGTAGTAATGTTCATTGAAGCTGCAAAACTTGCAAAAGCTCCAGGAAGTAAGTTACCTAACTGCTTAACTAACTCCTCAGACTGTACCTTAGATTTGTTAAACATTTGGGAGATAGCTAAAAAAGTATGATTAGCTTTATCTGCACTTAAATGTAAACCTGTGATTACTGTGTTTAAGTTGGTAAACATTCTCCATGTAGAGTCTAAACTAACTCCAGCAAGAGAAGTAGATGCTTGGAAACCTTTAAAGTTATCTCTTAAAGTCCCAATATTAATACCAGTTCTTTCAGCTTCAACGTCTAAAGCTTTTAAAGCTGAATTCATCGCAGCTGTACTGCCCATAGTAGATTCTAAAGAGGCTTTTACAGAATCTAACTCAATACCTACTCGTGGGATACCTCTTAGACTTTCATTTACAGTATTGATTAAGGTATTCCAGATTCTGTATTCAATATTAATAGCACCAATTCGTGCAAATAAACTATCATACCCATTTTTAACATCTTCTGGAACTCTTGGAGGAGGTGGAGGTAATGTTACTGCAGTAGAAACATTAGTAGTTCTTCCAGCTTCAGACATACCAGAAATCATTGAAGTTTGTGGGGTATATCTTGGGGCAGTAGATAACCTGCCCATCATTGAGCGATTATAAGTTTCTTGAGCAGCTTGTAATTCTCTAGCTTCCTGTCTAACTTGAGCGATTCTATCCCTAGCAGCTTGTTTCTCTGCTTCTCTTTGTTCTCTAGCTAAACGAACTTGTTCAGCTGCAGCTGCTTTCCTAGCATTATTTTCTTCAGTAAGTTGAGCTTTAGCTTCTTGTGCCGCAGTTTTAGCAGCATCTTTAGCTGCTTGTGCTTGTTCTTTAAGAATACGAACTTGTTCCTTAGCCTGTTCTTTAGCTTCTAGGACAGACCTTTTAGCTTCTTCTCTAGCTACTCTATTTTGTTCTTTAACTGCATCATTAACTGCTTTAGCTTGTTCCTTAGCCTGTCTAACTTGTTCTTTAGTAGATTCCACTAATTGTTTAGCTTGTTCTTTAGCTAACTGAGCAGCTTCCTTAGCTTGAGCTTTAGCTTCAGCAGTTGCCTGTCTATTTCTTTCTTTAAGGTCAGCAAGTTCTTGTCTAGCTAATTCTTTCTTGTCTTTAGCTTCATTAGCAGCAATAATTTTAGCTTCTTTGGCTTGAGCTTTAGCTAACTTCTCGCTACTCTTAATAGATTCATCGAGCAGTTTAGTTTGCTCTACCAGCATTGCTTTAGCTTGTTCTTCTGTCTTAGAAAAAAGAACTCCAAGGTCTACTATGCCTTTAGTTTCAGCTTTAAAGTTTAAAAGTAATGTTCTTTTTATATCGTCAGCCATTATCTTCTGCCTTATCAACAATAATATCTAAATACCCAGAATGGATATAGGGAATCAACTGTAAAGTTCTCTCTACAGGCATACATTTATCTTTAACTAAAGCTAAAAGAATTGAAGTATCAAGTGCGTAGTATTCGGATAGGTAGTTAGTTAAAGTCCTATACACACTAACTATCTCTTCCAAAGAGTCCCAGAGATAGAAATAAACTTCCTCGTCTTCTTCCACTACATCAGCTTCTTCAAAAGCGAGAGATTGAAAAGCAGCTTTAAAGTCATCTTCTTTAACCTTAGCTCTAGCTATACGGTTAGAGTTTGCACTCTCTAAAGCTGCTTTCCCTAGAAACTCTCCCGCTTCTATTAGTTTTTTAGTTCAGCATCCTTATAGGTTACATTAACTAATGCGTCTCTATAAGCTTCAAAAAGGGAGTTCTTCCAAGGATTAGACCCCATATAGTGAGTCAGGAGGACGTCTAACGCATCTTTAGGAGATTGGAAGAACTCATTTGGTTCAACTGTTCTTGTATCTGCAACTACTAAGTCCTCTAAGTAGTCACCTTTTTCGTCATAAACTTCAAGAACAGCATTTTTAATGTAGATAACTTCTTTAGAAATAAAGTCGAAATCGGCATTAGTATCTGGGGCAGACTCTGGAGTTTGTTCTTTGAATTTTGCTTCCAGCTGCGAAAGGTCATATCTTTTGAACCCTACAAGTACTTCGCTAGTAGTGCCAGAAGCATCAGTAGCTTTTACTTTAAGTTCGATACTCGGAGTTTGGAGCTTTACGAATAGTTTTTTAGCCATTTTAGTTGTCCTCTAAAGTTATATAAAAAGAGGAGGAGCTATTAACTCCTCCTTGAAGCGCACAAATCTTATTGGTAGAAAATAAATGAACTACCAGTATTACGGAAGGTTACATCTCTACCTAAATAGGTAGCAATTTTACCTTGTTTTACGTTAGCAAGTTGAAGCTTGTCCCACATATAAGCTACAGTTGAGCCAGAAGTTGAACCGCCAAACTTCAATACAGCTGAGAAGAAACTACCAGCTTTAGTATCTGGTAAGAATACACCTGCAGCACCTACTTGGTCTTCTAACATGGATACTGAAACGTCAGTCGGAGTACCACCTTTAGCAAAACCCGTATCGCAACCAGTCATATATCTTTGGAAATCATAACCAAAGAAGTTAGCTGCGTTCAAAGTTGAGAAACAGAAACTTGAAGGAGTTACATCAGAAGTTTTAACTACTGCAGTACCTGTAGCGGTACCAGATGCAGCATTACCTTTAACGTAGTAGATACCTTTGGTAGTTGTAGTTGCGTAGAAAGTAAAGTCACCATTTAAAGCAGCTGGAGTTAAACCAGATACTCTAATTCTACGAATTTCGCCTAAAGGAATTGAGTGAGCAGCTGAGAAAGTAATAGTTGCTTGGGCATTTACATAAGCAACTGAAGTAACTGTACCTGTAGTAGCTGTAAAAGTATCTGAAGGAGAAATCTCTACAAGTTGGGCAGTTTTAATTGTAGAATACAATACTGAACTAGCTACTCGTGTAGTTTGTTGTCCAAAGTTAGCAGATTGTTTAGCTACTGGAGCAGGGTCATCCGAATTACCTTTCAAAGAGAATTTCAAACTAGGAACTTCACCTACAGTTGCAGTTACGTCTACAGTTCCGCGTAAGTCCCAGAATTTATACAACTTGTCATTAGTTGCATCATCTGGAGATGATTTACGGAAGTCAGCTGTGCCGTAGTCTGGCGAGTCAGTTGCATTATCTACAAATACTTCTTTAGTAGTTGCATCTACGATAACATTACCACCGCAAACTTGGTAAAGTTTCCAAAGACTTGCTGTATTAGGGTTAATAGCAGTAGTCATATCAGAAAGTACTTGTTGAAAAGTATCAATCTGTAAGTCAATATATTTATCTTTTTCGTAGGTGTATTCATCTCTTGAGAGTGAATCACCTAGGTACTGATAAGAACCTGTATCACGAGTAGGGTCGCCTGTAATAGCTGTACAAGCAATAGCCGTTGTAGAACCTAAAGAACCTGTAGCTACTTTATTTGCAGTGCCAGAGTCAGTCTGTAAACCAAAGTAAATAGCTTGGTTCTTTTCATGAAATTTAACAGCCATTTCGTTATGCTCCTTCTACAATAGTTTGAACTTCTTCTGCTGCAAGTAAATCTTGAGCAGCTTGTAACTGACCACAGACACTATCTGCAGGAAGTTTATTTGTTTCTTGGAAGAGAGAAGTATCTACCACACTTCCATCTTCTTGAATAACACTACTAGCCATAAATACCTCTATAAAATTGAAGTTGTTGGAAAACCAATTCGCCAAACATCTACCCAATAGAACTTACTATTAGATAGACCCATAACTCCACCTTGGGCGTAAGTGAAGCTTGTATGAATACTATTAGCTGCAACTGGATTCCAACCTATAAGTTTTTTATAGATAGTTTTCCAGATTGTACTAAAATCAGCTTGCTGACAAATCAGCTGGATAGTAAAGTTTTGTACTAAGTTCTCACCATTAAGGTCATAAGTGTCATAAGCTAATGGTTGATTAGGATTTCTACTATCTATATTACTATAACTAATATATACTATAGGAAGGTCAGTTAAAGCTTGCAAATCAACTTCTCGGTCTCTTGCAAACTGAATAGTATATCCTGTAGTATCTAATCTAGTTTTTAAAGTTTCTAAAGTAATCATAAAAGAACCTTGGAGATATAATCTACATAAAGTTTAGAGTAGCCAGTAAGGTCTGGAACTGGAGCTTTAGTTACACTAAAAGTATATGTATAAGCAGTATCGTCTATTGTAAATTCATCATCAAGTTGTAATTGATTATCAGCTATGTCTAAAGTTGAAACTCTAAATGTAAAGTCTTGTTTAGTAACTTCGTAATCAGCTGTAATGATAGATTCAACTTGAAAACCAGGAATTCCATAAATCTCAAACTGGGTAAATGTGAGAAGGATTCCAGCTTTCTCAAGAACCATTTGTATGTCTTCTACCATTTTATCTCCAGATTTTATCAGCTATCTTATTACCAAAGTCATCTTTAAACTTTTGTAAGTATGGATTTGTATCGTAGACTTTAGCTGCCATTTGAGAAAGACTTGGACCATATACAGGTACATAAGGACTTCTTACACCAGCTAAGTTAGCTCTAGTAGGAAGTTCTTCCCAAGTATCTCCGCCACTAAAGAAATTCTTTCTTCTAAGAACTTGAAGTTTACCTTTAACTTTACCTCTAAAAGCTCCTTTAACCAGAGTTTTAGAATTTCTTTTAATAGAAACAACAACTGCTTCTACTTGTTTCTTTCTTTTAATTTTACCAGCTAAGTCTGGTGTGAATAAGTTAGGAGCTATAAAAGAACTTAGGATACCAGTTCCTATAGTACTAACAGGAAAATCACTTAACTTTAAAGGTTTTGATTGATAGACTAAACCATTTTCTATAAATCCAGTACCTCTTTTTAAGTTAGATTCAGTGCCGCCAATAAGTACTGAGTTTAAACTTCTATTCCCAATGGAATAAGTAGCTCGAACTTGGGTATTTAGTACTGAATGTAGCTCTCTAGCAACAGAACCTACGGCTTTTACCACATCTTTCTCGAAGTTAGTTTGTTCAAATGCTTGAACAATTTCATCTAATCCTGTAATCGTTGCAGTAAAAGCCATAGTTGTTCTACCTTATGTCCCGTGTATTTCGCTAAATCCGTAGAATCTTTCTGCTTCTTTTCTAGCTTTAGCAGCTTCTTCTAAAGTTTTAAATCTACCTAAAGTTATAGATTTTCTATTAACTTGAATTCTAGTCCAATATCTATTTTGCACAAAAGATACTCCAGTAATTCCAGTAGTATTATCTACACGTCTAGGATGGTTCATACTATTTTCAGTAGAAGTTACTGGTCGTAAATTACACCACCGATTATCACTTCTATTTCGGTTAATATGGTCTATCTCTTTTGGTATTTCTCCAGTCATATAAAGAAAAGCTAATCTATGACCATGATATACTCTATTACCAACACCTAATCTAACATAACCTGTAGTAGTATCAACTACACCACTTATATGTCCTTTAGGTTTATTACCTGCTTTGTTTCTAATAAATTCACCAGTTTCTGGTAAATAGGTAAAACTTTCTTTTAATCTTTCTTGCGTAAGCATTGCATTATCTCCTTTAGATAAACCCTTAAAATAAATAACTACAGCAGGAAGTAAGGGGCTTCTTTTCGATTGCGGTCTAGCTGTAGTTATAAATCATTATATCACATTATTACATAACGCGCCATGCAACTGTGCTATTTATCTTTGTGTGTAAAAATAATGGGCAAGATTGTCCCTGCAACCAAGGAATACCAAACTCGTCTTCTACCCATGAATTCCAGAACATTTCAGTAGCTACAAAGTCAGCCGCACCATGTTGAATAGCACCATAAGCTTGTACACCATAAGTAGCAGCTGGAACCATAACTACCCAACCGTTAGGAATGAACTTAGTTAAGCTTGTAGATGCACTTGCAGTACCTTGATAAGCTGCATTGTATGTCCAGATAGGAATACCAGCAATAGTACCACGAAGTTTCAAACCTTCTTTAGATTGTTGTCTAGGCAACAAGTCAACTAAGAAAGAAGAAGTAGTTGTAATTAAAGTTGAAATAACAGTTGCAAAACTTGCATCTTTAATTACTTCTTGCCAAGCATCATCAGACATATAGATTTTGCTGATTGGTTCCCAAGCTGCATCTAACATTTGTTGCAAGTCAGCAATAGGAGATACAGTTTTAGTACCACCTGTAGAACCCCAAGCACGTTTACCTGCGCCACCATTATCAGTAATAACTGGTAAAGTAGAACCTGTAGGTAAGTTAACTGCAGTTGTAGTCAAGTTTGCACGGTTAGCTTTACCACCATTTAAAGTAGCAGCATCAACAGCAAGGTTTGGTTCTAAATCTACAAGAACAGAAGGATGTCTTTCTGAAGTAGCAACATAAGAACCGTAAAGTAAGATTTGTGATGCAATCCATTCAAGTAAACGGTCACGTTTAGCTTGCATTAACATCATGTTATCTTGTAATGCAGAAGCAATACGACCAGCATTAGAAGTAGGAACAGAAATCTGCTCACCAACTCTTCTTGCACGAATGTTTCTGAAGTCAACTGTAGTTTTATCTTTCCAGTAAGCTGGATAGAATACTTTAGTTTGGTAGCCACGAGCAACAGTTGGTTTAGCTTGTGCATCTGGAGCTACAAAGATACCAATACGCAAGTCTGGAGAAACTTTATCTAAGTTAATAGTTTCAGTTTCAAAAGGTTGCATAACACCAAAGTTAGATTGTAACTCGGTAGGAGTTGGGTATTCACGGTCAGTAAGTGTACCGTAAATCTCATTTAATTCATAAGGAGTAGCAAAACGAGCCATTATTATACCTCACCAGTATCTAAGAATGTTAAGGCAATCATACTACCTTCAACAAGTTTTTGTTTTAACAAGTTAGTGTTGATTGCTGAAGGGAATACAAGTTGGTCAGCAAAGAAGTCACCAGCGATGTAAGCTTGAGCAGCTTGGTCAGCTGAAGTAGCATCTACAGCATTTAAAAGAATACCAGCTACTTTATTAACACCAGCGTGTACTTTCCATTTACCAGCTACATCGCTTTCAAGAAGTGTGTACTGAGCTAGGTTTTGTCCTAAAAGTAAAGTACCAGTTTTAACTACTACGTCTGGGTCTGAACTAGCAAGAAGTCTTTTAGGGGTATATGTAAAAGTTTCAGCAGCCATTATTTAACTCCTTTAGATAGAGAATGAGCAGCAGCAACAATGTCTTTAATAGAGTAAGAAGAACCTTCAATCTCTACTTTAGTTTCAGTTGCATCAGTTGTTAAGTTTTTAGAAACAGTAGCTTCTACTGGAGCAGCTGTGTCGATTGCAGTTGAAGTACCGATAGCATCGGCAATAGCAGTAAAGATGTCAACTGCATCTTCTTTAGCTGTACCAGCTGAGATACGTTTAGTAACTTGTTCAGCTGTAATTTTCAAAGACTGACCTGCGCCTAAGATGTCAATACATCTTGCACGTTCATCAGCAATAGCTTTTGCTACAGTGTTAGTAACACTAGCTTGCAGTGTAGCTAACTCCGTATCTTTAGCACTAAGTTGAGCTTTCAACTCTTCTAGTGTCATAACATCACCTCGTTTAGTTGTTGAATTTAAATTTAAATTAATTACTTCATCCATAGAGGAAACAATTCCATCTATAAGACCTAACTCTAGTGCCTTATTACCTAAGAAAGCATCAGCTTTCATGTTGACAATAGACTCTAAGGTTAATTGTGGGCGGTTCTTCGCCACTTCTGCGTTGAAAAGGTTATCTAGTTCAGCTAACATAGCTGAATACTTATCAATAACAGCAGAAGATATTTGTTCGTGAGGATTGTATAAAGCTTTATCCTCTTTACTACGCAAGATTGTATAGTTGTAGCCGTCTTGTTTATCTGCCTCAGTAACATCTACTAGGGACATAATTACCCCAATAGAACCTACTGTTGAGCTTTCAGTTGCATATACTGTTTGAGCCGCTGAACCGATTGCATAAGCAGCTGAAGTCATAGAACCATCAGTAAATGCTACAGTTTCTACTCCATAGGTTTCTGGTAAAGAAGCTATATAGCTAGATAGACCAAAAAGACCAGATACTTCACCACCTGGACTGTCAATATAGAATAAAACCTTATCTGCACCTTTAGCTACTGCTTCTTCTACTCTACTTTTAATACCTTGATAGGAAGTAAAGCCAGATTCACCAGCTCCTCCTTTAGAAACTAAACTATCAAATACATTAATTACTGCAGTCGAATTTGAAGTATTTACTTGTTTATCAGAAGGACTAGCTACTCCAGTATCTAAAGCTTGACCAGCTAAAAGCTTTAAGCTGACATTACTAGAGATAATTTCTAACTTATCTTGACTGATAGCCAGAGGAGTATTAATTAATCTTGTTAAAAGTCTATGATGTTTGTTCATATACCCACCTTGAAAATGATAGTCCTTTATACTCTTTCTACAAGGAAAAGTCAAGGACTATCTGAATTTATTTACAATTACATACCAGCAGAATTAGGATTTGCTTTTATGTTCTTAGATTGAGTTGTATCTTTTACAACAGGTTCAAAGCTAACTCCACTTTGTTGTTGAAGCTTCTTGTCTTCTACAATTTCTTCAACAGTTAAATTTCTTTCTTCGAGCTTGCTCTCCCAAGTTGCAAATCCACTCTGAACTTCAAGTAAATCAGCTTGAGCATCTTTCAAATCATTAACTCCATATTTTCTTGGATACTGGAAGGTAGCAGTTAAGTTAGCAAAGCTTTTATTACTATAGATTGAAGCAAGTTCTCTAAACCGATTACATAAAGGTTGCAGACCTAGGTTTACAATGTAAAACTTGTACATGAACTCTGCTCTTGTCTTCATATCAATAGCTACTTGTTGAAGAGCTGAGAAACTAATACCTGTAAGGTCTCCAGTCAAAACCTCATAAGTAAGTCCAGCTGACTGAGCAATCTTATGTAGCTCAGCTTTAATGAGTTCGGGTAAGTTAGCTCCAATATCTGTACCTTGGTAGAAGTTAATATCTTCACCTTTATTTAGGTATTGGACGCCCCCTCCAGAAGCTTGAGTAACCACTCTTCGCTTGCCTGTAGACTTATCAATATCATTTGGGTCAACACTATTAAGAGCAGAACCGACAGAAACAGCGGCAGAAGGATTAGTATTGCGAACAACCCAACTAATAGCTTGGGCAGCTTTTTGTTTAGCAACTGTAGCATCTGTAAGGTCATCCAATTCGTATAAAGGTAAAAGAATAGGGGTTAAAGTTGGAATACCTCTCCATTGTCCTGGTCTATCTCGAACAAATAGATGTAAAACCTCGTCTGCAGGTACTTCAACTTTCTCAATAGAGTAAAGATTAAACAAGTTAAAGTTAGGAGTTCTTTTGCTAAAGTAGTAGATAGTTGGTTTACTGTTTGCAAACTTAATACCATTACGGGTAGTTTGTGGAACTCCATTAGTAAAGTTAGGGTCAAGATACTCCGCTTCAATGTTTTGTAGAACTAGTGGAATAGGATGCCCAGCTCTCTTCTTAATCAACATTCTACATAGAGCTTCTCCAGACTCAAACATAGCTCCGTTCCAAGCTTCTTGAGTATTGTCTAAAGTCCCATAACCATCTAAGTTAGGGTCAGCTGCAAAAGTATCCCAGAGAGCTTGCATCTTTTTATTAACTTTACCTTTATCGTCTTTCCACTTTACAGAGATAGCATTAAGGTTGATAAGGTTTTTTGTCTTAGCTGTCTTTGCCCAACCATTATTTCTAACAGCATGATGACTTCTTTGCCAGAGGAGATTAAGTTCTCTAGCCGCAAGAAGGTCAGATTCTCCAGTAACTAAACCTTTCTGCTCAAGTCTATAGTTAGTAACAGCACCATCAAAAGCTTGTTGAGTAGCTCTTGAGTAGTAGAATTCTTCTGAATCATAAGGTAAGGACATAATTAGGCTCTAAATTTAGTTACGTTAAGAGGAATGTTAGTCATAGTTCTAAACTGCATCTGAGGTTGGGCTTGTAGAGCAGCTAACTCTTGAATTAAGTCAGCTTGTTCAGCTTTTAGAACATCATAGCTAATTTCTTGATACTGGAAAAGACGAGTAAAGTCTCCAGAACCTAACCGAAGTTGGGTTAAGCGTTTCCCAGCTATTAAATCTTGCAGGGCAGCATTAACTACTGCTAAATCTGCTTGTACTTCTGTTAATGTTCTAGCCATGTCTTAATTCCTTAAGTTCTAAATATTGTTCAGAGTAGAAAGAAGTTAGTTCTTTCCACGATTTATTATATAAAATATCTACAACAGTTGATTTAGATATGTTATATAAAACTTGGAAATATTTTATAGTTTTTCTTTTAAATCTTGGAAGGTATTTATTACTATAAATGTGTAAAACTTGCTGCTCAGTCAAAATACTATTAGGATTTTTACTACCTTTCATAGAAGGCATCCTGCCTTTAGCTATTTTATCTAGTATATTATCATGGTTACTTCCGCTAAATAAATGGTCTGGGTTTACACAATTTCTTACATCACATTTATGAAGTACATGAGTATCTGAAGGTAATATTTGTTTATTGACCACTTGATAAGTTAGTCTATGAGAACCCATTTTAGTATTAACTCCTTCATATATTTTAGAGATAAAAGTTCTAGCATACCCATCGTTAGTTAGATGAGTTTTTAAAAGATGGCAACCAGACTCGTGTATAATTATATTAGGTAATATTTTAGTTTTATATAAATTATCTAAAAATTGTAATTTACTCATTTAAACTCTCCAGATTCTGAATTAGCGTGTAAATGAACTTCTAAAGCTTGCCAATGGAAGTTATTATAACTTCTAAGCTGAATAGCATAAGCAGCATGAAGAGCCATTTTTTCACAGTCAATAGCTTCTTTATGTTTACCTGCAATTAGCTTATAGCCAGCTTTAGTTGTATCTGTTTCAAATGTTTTACGACAAGAAAGAACTCCTTCTTCGTAACCACCATACATAGTTTCACAGTGATAGTGTCTATCTCGGCTGCCTTTAAGGTTACATCTTCTAAGAACTTCCTCATGTGCACGATAAGCTCCCATAGGAAATACATTAACACCCATAGTTTGAGCTAATGTCTTTCTTTCTTGAGTACTTGAAGTAGCTTCCATAGTGTTTGGTTCATTAAATATCTCATAGTTATTGTATTTAAGTTCTCCAATACCTTTACAGGCAAAGATATATTGATGCTTTAAGTTCATTTCAGCTACCCAGCGATACACTAGTTCAGCTGTTGCACCATCTCCAGAGTCAATAGAAGCAGCTGAGATAGTTAAGAACTTACCTTTACCAGCTCCATGTGCCCATTTCTGGAAAATATAATCAGATAGTTTTCCCCAGACTGCATCACTGTAATCAAGTACATCTCCAAAGATTTCAATCCAATTCACTAGCCAAGAGTTGCCATTTCTCCCCCAAGCTCTAGTTACTATAGCAAAACGATTATGCTGAACGTCAATACCTGCAGTTAGGATAAGACCTTCATAAGGAACTATAGTTTCTGGATAGTTCATCCTTTTACCTTTCATCTCGTCTATATTTAGACCAGCATTTAGAGGAACGTAAGCTTCACCTTTAGAGTTGTTAGTAAAACTCTTCATCAAACCTTCATGCCCATTGTCATAAGCTTTCTGAGCTTTAAGTTTCTGTTTAGCTAGATTGACAAGACTTGAAGCTTCAAAGGAACTTAGCAATTCATTGAAAGCGAATCCATAAGTATCAGATACGCTAGGGTTAGAACTAACCCAACCCAGATTATGATGGTCGAGAGCAGCAATAACATTTCGTTTCTTATCGTCATTGTTCCATATTCCTAAGCAAAAGGGACATTCATAGTAAGCTGTTTCGGGATTATATATTCCGTAGAACTCGTCTATTCTTCTTTCTTGCCATTCATCACACTTTAAGTTGTCAAAACTTAGAGAATGAAACTCATTACAGAGGTGGCAAGGAACTAGGTAAACCATCTTATTACTTTGCTCATAAGCTAAATCTACTTGACTAAAATCTTTATCTGTAGGAGTTCCAGCATATATAAGTTTACTGTCTGAGAAGGACTTCATCCGTTGTTTGAGGATAGACATCCCATCCCCTTGATTATTAACGTCTTTCTTAACACCATCTGGCTCTTCAACTACTACATAGGGTATTACCGAACTTTTTCCGTCTTCAGCTGTACCTGCGTTTGCAAGAACTAAGAAACCTCCATCATAAGGTATATGTTTATGACTTACTTTAGCTAAACTTCCAATCTTTTCTTTAAGTACAGGTGTGTGCTTAATATAAGGGACTAACTTTTCCTTGTAGAACTTCTGTGCTGAAGCTGCTCTAGGAAAAGCAATCATTATGTTTCTTGGGTCTAGGTCGATAGTTCTACCTATCCAGTTGTTAATAGTTTCTGTCCAAGCAATCTGAGCTGACTTCTTACCTACAATAACCATAATCTCTGGATTATCTAAACACTCCATTACATAAAGCATCCAAGGAGTTTCCATACAGTTCATCTTTCCTGGACGTGAAGAAACGTCTGAGGTTAAGAACCTATTAGCTTCTGCCCACTCTCTTGTGGACATCCTGTTAGGTTTTTTAAATAACTGTAAAGCTTTACCTATAAAGAGTCTTTCTCCCCAACTAGTTTCTAAGTTAAGTTCGGACATTACAGCTCTTCCTTGTTAAAGGTTTCTTCCATCTCTTCTTCAGCTTGTTCTAAAGATAAGTCTTTATCTAGCATAGTTTGTACATAGTATCTGGAATCCTCATTAGCTCTAACTGCAATCTTTTCACCGAGAGAATACAAACTTTCTAAAGTATTATCAATAGTATCTGTTGTTTCTGGATGTTGACGGGCAATATTAACTAAAGAACTTCTTATAATCTGGAACACTGGCTCAAATAATTCTTTCATTACAAGAACATCAATAACTTCTTCTTTTAGAGTCTTAATCTCCATCCATTGTAAATATTCTTTGGCAATCCCATTTCTAATGTCTTGAGCTAGTTTAGCTTCACCCATAGAAGTTGACCGAGTACTTACTTTCTTTTTATAATGATAGATATATTGTTGAATAGATTCTCTGTAACTAGCTGAGGTTCTTGAAGGTAACTTCCCATCCTGCCGTCCTTGATGAACCATAGATACAGGAATATCTAAAATACCTGCTAGAATTGCAGGACTAGCTTGAGCATCTAAATCTATAATTGCTTTATTTGTTGGGTCTAGGCTTGTCATATCGTCCTCTTTACTTTAAAATTCACTTGAAATATACAATATTTTTAAGAAAAAAGCAAAATTTTAGATAAAATAGTTAAAATTCTTTAAAATTAACCGAAATTGATTGACTTTTAGACGGTACCTATGGTATCATCAAGGAAAATAAAGTACTTATATGAAGTATCAAGCTTACACACTAACTGTAGAACTTAAAGACCTTTGGGAAAGAGCTTTTAATAGAGAAGTTATTATTGTTGACTTCTCGGACAAACCCGAAGCAATTCTCCAGTGTCAGGTTTTCTGGACTGCCCTCTGTAACTATAGAAGGAAAGTTAGAAACTGCAAGCTTAATCCTCTGTATAAAGATGAATGGTCTAGGATTGAAAGAGCTACTCTTCGGAGAATAAACTTAACTTCATTTTGTTTGTACCGAAAAGGTAAGTATAGTTTAGATAAGAAGAGAGCAAACTACGAGAGTAGACTTCCTTGGAATGACTTAGAATTTCCTAACTCAGTTGTTACATACTTACAGGTTTAGATATGCCAGACTTACCTTGCAGAGTTACTAGACTTGAAGTCAAGTTAGATAACGAAGCTGAAGATAGTAAAGAGTTTAGAACAGAGATTAGACACGCTCTGTTAGAAATATCTGATTCTGTTCAAGCTATGAAAATGCAAAGAGAAAAGCAAGTCGGTTTTATAGCTGGAGTTTCTGCAGTGATTGGTGTTATAGTAACTGCCGCTGGTTACATATTTAATAAATTTTATCAATAGAAGGTTTTATGACAGCTGCTAAAGTTAATTTACCAGTTATAGAACAAGGTGCTACTTATAGCCATAATTTTTTATGGAGAGCATCAGATAAAACTACGCCTATAGACCTTACAAATGTATCTGCTAAAATGCAGATTAGAGCTTCTTTAGAAAGTCCTACAGTTATTATAGAACTTAGTACTGAAAATGGTAGATTAGCTATAGATGGAGGAGCTGGTAAGATTCATCTTGAAATCACTAATGAAGATACTGCTAATTTGTCAGTAATTAAAGATGCTGTATATGATTTAGAAATCTACCATTTAAATAGTACAGTTACTAGGCTTGTAGAAGGTAAGGTTTCAGTTAAAGGTGAGGTGACTCGTGGCTGATACAATAGTTATTAATGAGATTTTAACCTCTAGTGTAATTATCTCTGCTGGAGAACAAGGACCTCCTGGCATTACGGATGTAAGTCCTAATATTACTTTACTAGGAGATATTACAGGTACAGGTACTACTGGAGCTAATCTAACAACTACTTTAAAAAATACAACTGTAGCGGCTGGCTCTTATGGAACTACCAGTACTGTTGTTAGTTTTACAGTAGATGCTAAAGGAAGACTAACAGAAGCTTACACCTTAATTCCAGAATTCCCTGCGTCAGTAATTATCTCTGGATACTTAAATGCAGCTAGATTACCAGCTTTTAGCGGAGCTATAACAACTACAGCTGGTTCTACAGTTACTACTTTAGCTAATTCTGGGGTAACAGCTGGCACTTATACAAAACTTACAGTAAATGACAAAGGGATTATTACTAGCGGAAGTAATCCAGCTACTATTGCAACTTTTGGAATTACTGATGCTTATACAAAGGCTGAAGTTGACACAGCTGTTGCCAGTGCTACTCCAAGTTTTCAAACTTTAACTGGAAAACCATTTACTCTTGCAGGTTATGGTATAGCTGATGGTGTAAATTCTGCAGAAGTTGGTGTTAGCATTGCCACTTTAACTAATGGAAAAGTACCTACTAGTCAACTTCCAGCTTATGTAGATTCTATTGTAGAGTATCCTTCTGTTACTAATTTTCCAGTTACAGGTTCTTCTGGGACTATTTATGTAGCTGTTGATACTAAAGCTACTTATCGTTGGTCTGGAACTTCTTATACTAATGTAGGGTCTGCTGGTGGTTCTTCTAGTGTAGATTTCTCGAATGTAACAGGTAAACCTTCTACTTTAGAAGGTTATAATATCCTTGACGGAGTTAATTCTGTTCTTTTAGGAGCAGATTCTGGCGTAGCTACTTTAGGTCCTACTGGGAAATTAACTACTTCTCAAATGCCAGCTGCAGTTGACCAGATTCAAGAGTTTGGCACTTTTGCACAGTTACCAACTACTGCTTTTACTACTACTATTTATCTAGTTTTAGATACTAATAAGATTTACCGCTGGTCTGGTTCTGCTTATGTAGAGATTAGCTCTGCAGGGACAGCTGACGAAGCTATGAAACTTCATACAGCTAGAACTATCTCAATTACTGGAGATGTTGAATATACTTCTGGGGTTTTTGATGGGTCAGCTAATACTACTGGAGTTGCAAGTTTAAAAACTTCTGGAGTTAGTGCGGGAAGTTATACTAAAATAACTGTAAATAGCAAAGGCATTGTAACTGCTGGGGAAAATTTAACTACTCTTAATGCTTACGGTATAACTGATGCAGTTCCAAGTACTGAAGTTGGCGTTTCTGTAGCTCCTTTGGTAAATGGGTTAGTTCCTTCAAGTAATTTACCTTCTTATGTAGATGATATATTAGAGTTTGCAAATTTAGCAGCTTTTCCATCTACAGGAGAATCTGGTAAAATCTATATAGCATTAGCTACTAATTTAACTTACAGATGGGCAGGTACAAATTATGTTCAAATTGGGTCAGCTGGGAGTGGTGGGGTAGCTTCTGTAGCTGCTTTGACATTAACCTCTAATGGAACTGACGTAACTTCTACAGTACTTAACTCTACAACAACTCCAGTAATTACTTTAAACTTACCCACAGCTAACTCCACTTCTCGTGGTGCTTTAAGCGCAACTGACTGGACTATATTTAACAACAAACAAGCTACTCTAGTTAGCGGGACTACAATCAAGACAATCAACGGAACTTCTGTACTTGGCTCTGGGGATATTATAGTAGCTAGTTCTTACAGCCTACCCGCAGCTACTCCAACTACTCTTGGCGGTGTTAAAGTTGATGGTACTACGATTCTTGTAGATGGTTCTGGTTTAATTTCAGCTGTAGGTGGTGGTGGCGGAGGTAGTGGTGCTTTCTCAACTTTCTCTATAGTTGATGGTGAACTTATAGTAGACCATTCATCCTCTTTCACTCTGTCTATAGTAGATGGTGAATTCATTTCGGAGTATAATTAATGACGACTACAAACTTAGGTAGGGTTGCTATAGTACCTAAAGGAACTTATACAGCTGGTCCTAATAAACCTTTGGACTTAGTTAGGTATCAAGGTGCAAGTTATTTAGCTAAAACAACTACAAGTGCGCTACCAACTGTAACTACAGACTGGGATTTAGTAGCTGGAGATGGAGCTTCTTTATATACATGGATAAAGTATGCGGACGATTCTATAGGTACTGGACTTTCTGATTCTCCAGTTAATAAGTTATTTATAGGTATTGCCGTAAATAAGTCTTCAGCCACCGAATCCACAACTGCAACTGATTATACTTGGAGTCAGATTAAAGGTAATGATGGTAGTCCAACTTATACTTGGGTTAAATATGCCGATGATGCTATTGGAACTGGGTTAAGTAACACCCCAACTGGTAAAAGTTATATTGGTCTTGCAGTTAATAAAACATCTACTACAGAATCTACCTCAGCTGGAGATTATGAATGGATTCTTATTAAAGGTGATACTGGCGCAACTGGACCTACAGGAGCTACAGGAGCGCAGGGTATTCAAGGTGTAGCTGGACCTACTGGCGCAACTGGACCTCAAGGACCTGCAGGTGGTGGAGGTACTGTAACTGAAGTAACTGGAACTTTACCTATATCAGTAGCAACAGGAACTGCAACCCCTGTCATTAGTATTGCAGCAGCTACTACAAGTGCAGCTGGTTCTATGAGTTCTGCTGATAAAACTAAATTAGATGGAATTGCTACAGCAGCTACGGCTAATACGGGTACAGTAACTTCTATAACAGCAGGCACAGGTTTTTCGGGCGGTACTATAACAACTACTGGGACTATTGCTTTAGCAGATACAGCAGTTACAGCGGGAAGTTATACAACAGCTAATATTACTGTAGATGCTCAAGGTAGACTTACTGCTGCGGCTAATGGGACAGTTACTGTAGCAATCTCTAGTGTAACTGGTTTAGGTACTGGTGTAAGTACATTCTTAGCAACTCCATCTAGTGCTAATTTATCAGCGGCTGTTACCGATGAGACAGGTTCGGGGGCGTTAGTATTTGGGACTAATCCTGCTTTAACTACACCTACAATAACAGGTACTAAAGAAGTTAAAGTAGCAATGTCAGCTAATGATATAAACTTAGCTACGGGTAATTATTTTACTAAAACAATATCTGGCGCAACAACTTTAACTGTGAGCAATACTCCTTCAGCAGGAACAACTGGAAGTTTTATCTTAGACTTAACTAATGGTGGAAGTGCGACTATTACATGGTGGACTGTTAAATGGGTAGGTGGTACTGCTCCTACATTAACTACTGCTGGTAGAGATTCTATTGGATTCTTTACCCATGATGGTGGGACTACTTGGACAGGTCTAGTTCTTGGAAAGGATATTAAATAATGAGTACTAGAGATATTATAATGGTAACACCATCATCTACTAGTACTCCTGCTTGGATGAATAAACTAGTAGGAGCAGAAGCTGATGTAGGTAATGGTATTGCTGTAGATAGTGTTGGAAATACCTATATAACTGGACAAATTCAAACTGGAACAGAATATGATGCTGTTTTAGTTAAATACAATTCTAGTGGGACTTTACAGTGGCAGGTTACTATTGGAGCAGCTTCTATAGTTGACGTTGGTTATTGTATAACTGTAGATAGTTCTTCTAATGTATATATAGGCGGTCAAACTGGGACTACTTGTATATTAGCTAAATATAATACTTCAGGTACTTTAATCTGGCAAAAAAAGTATGGATTAGCTAATAACGATAAAATTACAGGTATTACTATTGATAGTTCTGGGTATATTTATACTACAGGTTCTATAGAGGGCAGTTTTATCGGTTTAACTAGGGCTGTTGGGTTTGTATGTAAATATGATTTAAATGGAGTTATTCAATTTAATACTGCCATACATTACGCTACTGCAAATTATGTATATATTAGAAGTATTACTATAGATACTTCTGGTAATATTTATGTTGTGGGAAATGTAACGTCTATTTCTAGAGGAATTATAATTAAATTAAATTCTTCTGGTATTAAGCAATGGGCAAAACAACTTCCAGCAGGTGCTGAGTATCTTTACGGAGTGATTACTGATTCTAGCGGAAATATTTATGGAGTAGGGACTAATACTTCGCACAATATTGATATTATTTTAGTAAAATTTAATTCTTCTGGCGTTATTCAATGGACTCGCCAGTTAGCTAATGGAAATACCTTAAGTAGAAATGATTCGGGGTTAGGAATTTGTATAGATTCTTTAGATAAAATCTATATAATAGGCTCGAGCAGCACAACCACAACTGGTACTCTTGGTTATGATATATTTGTTGCTAAATATGATACTGCTGGTACTCAACAATGGCAAAGAACTATAGCAAATAGTACTGCAAGTACAGATATAGGGTATGCTATCACAGCTACTTTAACTAATATCTATATTACAGGGAGGATAACCCAAACAAATTCAGATATTTTTACTGCTTGTTTACCTTCAGATGGTACTAAGGTTGGAACTTATGTAATAGGTACAACTTCGATGGTATATTCTTCTTCAACTTTAACAGAGACAGTTTTAACTTATGTAGAAGCTGATTCTTTAATTAGTAGTAGTACTGTAGGGGGAGTAGCGACATTATTTAATAGTGGGTATAGTAATGACAACTTTAATGGGATAATTTTAGACTCCAACAATAATATATATTTAGCAGGTACAAGTACTAACTCTACAACATACTCTTCAATGTATATTAGTAAATATGATAATAATTTAACTAATATATGGGGAGTAAATATAGCTTCCTCTTTGTGTTATTGTCGAGGGTACAAAATAACTTTAGATTCTTCTAATAATGTATATTCAGTTGGGTATGATGCTACGAATAGGCTATTACTTGTAACCAAATACGACTCTAATGGTAACTATCAATGGTTAAGGGCTCTTACAAGTTCTAATATATCATGGCAATTTAGTAATTTTGGGATTAAAGTAGATTCAGCTAATAATCTTTATATTGCTATAAAGCAAGGTTCTGGGACACTTACTTTAATGAAGTATAACTCAAGTGGAGTTTTACAGTGGCAGAAAATAATAATAGGTTTTTCTGCCCCTTCTTATGGTCTTGATATAGATTCTAGTGGTAATTTATACATCACAGGAGATTATGGTGGGGTGTTGGCTTTATGGAAAATAGATTCAACTGGCTCTACTATTCTATGGAAAAAACAAGCTACAGGATTTACTGGCAGCATTGGTTATGCTGTAAAAATTAGTTCTACGGGATATATTTATGTAGTTGGAGGTAGTACAGCAGCGACCGCTCCTTTTTTAGCAAAATATGATTCTACTGGGGCGCTACAATGGTCTAAAGGACTTGCGTTAGGTACATTCGGAGCTACTTACTATGATTTAACTATAGATTCTTCTGAAAATATCTATTGTTCAGGTTTTTATAACCCATTAAGCACTAATCGACAATGTCTAGTTACCAGTTATACATCTCAAGGTGTATGTAGAATGGCTGCTTCTATTGGTTTAGCATCCTTCTCTGACCAGGGGAGAGCTATTGCAATAGCTTCTAATGGTACTATTCATGTAGCTGGCGAGGCTGGGTCCGGTTATGTCTTTTTACACAGATTAAGTACTATGCAACTGGCTGGAACTGTTACTATAGGAACAACTACCATCACTACTGCTGATTTAATGAGTACTTATAATTTTAATACTAGTACAGCAGGGTCTTTAGCCGATACAACTGATAATATTACTTTATCCAATGGGTCATTTACGGAAGTGGATGGTACTTCTGCGTACACTAGAACATCCTATAATTTTCCAAACTCTTGGACTGCTAAGGTTGGATATCCAAATGACGCAGCAAGTTCTCTTACTTCTGGAACAGCAAGTTTAACATCAACAACAGTTACTATATAGGTAATAACAATGCAAGTAGCTAAAATAGATAATGGGATAGTAGGACAACGTGGTACTCTTGTTGAACTATTCCCTAATGTATCTTTCCCTTCTACAGGAGTTGAACCAGAGTTTTTAGTTGAAAACTCTTTAATGGAAGTTGTAGTTTGGGAAATGTTTGACTCGTCTGTAGAAAAACTTGAAACAGTTGAACCTTATATAAAAGATGGAAAGGTTTATACTTGTTTAAAAGTAGCTAAAACAGAATCTGAACTTCAAGACGATGCTTTAAAAGTTCAATTAGCTAAAGAAAATGAAGTTAGAAACCAACGAAACCAACTCTTGAAAGATTCAGACTGGACTCAAGTAGCTGACGCTCCTGTAGATAAGGTTGCATGGGCAACTTACAGACAAGAGTTACGAGATGTAACAGCTCAAGAAGGTTTTCCATTTAATGTAATTTTCCCGACCCCTCCTTTATAGGATATTTATATGTCTATCTTTGACCAAATTGTAGAATCAGTAAAAGATGTAGCTGAAGTTGCTATTGAAACAGTAGTACCTATCCTTCCACATGAAGTTGTAGAAACAGTTGTTGATGTAGCGGTAGATACAGTAGTTGATGTAGTGTCTGACGCTATTTCCTAGTATAAATTCTATGGATTTTCTGAACTTTATAACCGAAGTAGGATTTCCAATAGCAGCTGCTTGCGTGGGGATGTATTTTGTCTTCCTCACGCAGAAGTTTATCTTAGATTCTGTACTTGAGAAGGTTAAGAACCTAATTGCAATTATAAAGCAGCTAGACATTAGAGTTTCGGCTATGTCGCAGGATATAGTTCAGATAGATGACTTAGTTAGTCAAGCTTTAGACCTTAAAAAGCAAGATGGAGGTGCTAATGGACCTTAAACAGCTTGCAGATTATATAAATCAGTATGGTTTTCCTATAATAGCTGCTGGTGGAATGGGTTATATAGTTTACTTTGTCTGGATTTGGACTACAACTATGGTCAAGCCAATACTTGAGGAAGCTTACATCGTACTTGTAGAGCTGATTGACCAGATTAGAGTCCTAGATAACGATATGATTAGGTTGGAACAGAAATTAAGAACTATTTTACTATTGAGAGGTAAGAAATGAGCGAACACTTTAAACCTAGTGAGTTTATGTGCCATTGTGGCTGTCAGCAGATGGAGGTGAACCCTAAGTTAGTTGACTTGCTAGAAGAGATTAGAACTAAAGTTGGCAAACCTATTACTATAATGAGTGGTAAAAGATGTGAGAAGCATAATGCTAAAGTTGGAGGAGCTAAGAAGTCTCAACACGTTTTAGGTAATGCAGCTGATATTAAAATTAAAGATATGACAGCACATGATGTGCAAGGTTACTTGGAAACTGTATTTGGAGATAGGATTGGTGGTTTGGGAAGTTACAAGACCTTCACTCATATAGATGTGAGAGAAGGTCATGCACGATGGAGAGGTTAGTTGGCAAAGAATAAGGTTAAAAGTGTAACAGCTAGTGCCATTGCAAGTGTAATTAGTAAATCATCTGTTAGCCACATTTAGATTCTCCACAGTTTAAACAAGTCTGGCAGTTGTCAAGGATGATAACTGCTTTCACGTTACATTTTCCGCAAAGAGTAGCTGATTCTGGGAATTTACCGTCTGAATCGACCTCCTTCCGCTTCTCCTCTAGGAACTTTTCTAAGTTTTCATCTACTTCAACTACTAAATTGCCACTTGCATGTAGGTGTTTCTCGATTGTATGTCCAATTTCAGCAACTATTGAGGGCATATAGACTCCGCCCTTCTTGTAGTAACCTCCTCTAGGGTCGAATACGTTCTTCAACTCTTCGATAAGGAAGTGAGCATTACCTCCTTTTCTCCAAACTGCGCTGATTAGCCTCGTTAGAGCAAGTACCCATTGGAAGTGTTCCATGTTTTTCGAGTTGATGAACATCTCATAGGGATGTTTGGACTCGTCAGCTGTTCCTTCGTTAAGAACCATGTCATTAATAGTTATATACATGGCGTGTTCGCTTGAAGGAGTTTTAATCTTGTAGGTAGTTCCTAGTAGAAAATCTGGGCGAGTTAGGAACTCATTCATTGTTTCAATAGTTAAGTCTGGAACTTGGACTGTAGGTTCAGTTTTATCAACTACTTTGTAACCTGTTATCTTCTGATTGATTTGGAACATCTGCGTCATCCTCTTGTTTTAGTGGAGTGTCTTTAAGTTCTCTAGCTCTAAGTTTATCTAAATAGCTAGGTTCAGTTGGTTGTTCGGTCATGGTAATCTCCTTTATGTTAGGAGATATTGTACCATATATCTAAGATTGAGTCTACTTTTTCATTATAGTTACCTCTCTGCGAGAACCTTTTATAGCTAGGTTTACATTTAAAAGCTCTTCAAGTGTGGTCAAGAAAGGTTTAAGTATGCAACGAGAATATTCCTTATAGGTAGGATATACTTCTGTACATTTACTAACTTCTCGTAAGTCTGTAGTAAATAATCTAATTTCCCCTCTAAGATTTAAAAGTTTTAAATACTTCTGGATATATTCATAGAGTCTATAATGTCTGTAACTAGATGTATAATCCATAATAAGTTTAGACTTTATAAAGGTTTTAGCTTCCATTTCCCCACTAATAAAAGGTAAAATATGTGGCAGCCATATAACTTTTATAGTTCTAAGCTCTACATCTATAACTAACTCTTTAAAAAACATATCTTTAGTGTTAAATAGAATATCAACTACTTCGTTGTAAGCCTTAGAGTAGTGTAATCCGCCTAAAGTTGCGTACCTAGTTACATCTACAGGATAAGCTAACCCTTCTACAAGCAATTTCTCAGTATCTAGCAGGTTTAGGCAGCAGTTTATAGCTCTATACTCTCCTATACTTTTAAAAGAATTAGTTAGTTTAATAAAATCGTCATGTTTTACTACATAATCATTGAACATTTGTGTTTCTCCAAAAAGTTACTTCGCGTTTATTACCTTTATAGGCAATATCTAGGTTAAAAACTCTCTTCATCTCTTTAAGTGCTGGTTGAATCACCTTCCTATTTAAGTCTTTATACTCTGGATAACTGGTTAAAGTTCCAGTTGCTTCTCTAAGGTCTACAGTCAAGATAGTAAAAGTTTTAGGATTCCTATAGAACAGATATTCATTTTTCTGTAGAAGTTCAGTGAGAAGGTAAACTTTATTACTAGAGACAGAATCAGTCTCTGGGTTATACTTACACCACTTTCCAGCTTCCATAGTTCCGCTGATTAAAGGTATAACTTCTTTATTCCATTTAATCTTTAGATACTTATTATTGTCACAGAACTCTATATCGTAGATTAGAGGAGTTCCCCAAGTTGCCCCATTAGCTAATTTAATATATAAAGTTTGTTCCATGTGTTTTACAGCGTAATCTTTAACTTCTTGGTAAGCTACTGAGTAAGTTAGTCCATTTACTTTAGCATATCTATTTATATTAACAGGATAGTACTCTGTTTCATTAAATAAGTTATTACTATTCTGACCTACAAGACAACAATTCAAAAACCTACTCTCCTTCACTCCTTCAAACTCCCTACCTAAACTAACTATATCATCGTGTTTAAGTACCTTATTATCTACTTTACTACTCATTTAACACCTCTATATTGCCGAATT